ACTGTTATTGATTGCGATGTATACAGAGAAGTTCCGTCAACATATTCGGACAATCTGGATGCAGATGCACTCTGGTTCTGACACACCAAGCAGCGGATCTCGTCGCTGCCAAGGTCCAGGCTGCCATCATTGTACTCGTCACCGTCATCGGTACGCACCCGGAGATCGCCCCCCTTGTGCCCCCATGAAGACTGCCACGATGTGTTGGTGGTGTCGCTCGTTCCCATGATCGGGCGGTTGTTCCCGCTGTTGAAATCACCCAGCACTACGAAGGCTGTGAAGTCGGCATCGTAAGCGAGCGTTTCGGTTCCGGCAATCTGGACAAGAATGTCGTCGTCACCTGTGACGAACTCAATCCCGGCAAGAGATCCTGGACCCGTGGATGTCTGGTAGGTAGGACGCTGGCCGTTACTGGGTGGTGCAAATCTGGCTAGGACTCCATTTTCGTCAGCACCGAACGAGTACCAGTCAGACAAGTCTCCACCGCCACCTAAGTGGGCGAGGTCGTCTGCTCGCAGGTGCCATAGGGGTTTTCTGAAGTCCTCCGTGAAGGTTCCTGCGGGGACACCTGAGACCCAGCCAAGAGGGTTCTGGTCGTCCCCTTTAGCGATGAGTTTTCCGTTGAAGGTGGCTTGGCCGCTGGCGAGTTTCGCCTCGACCTTCGTGATGTTGGCGTTGCCTAAGTGCCACTCGATGCGACCGACCGTAAAGCCCCTGTCCACGCTGGCACTAGGGTTGCTGATAACGAACTCTTTTGTCGCCACTTGGCACCCCCCCCTAAAGACAGGTTAGAGGTATGCTACCTAGTTTGTGTTTATGTAGGCCAGCGAGATGAGCGGGTCAGTCAGAGTAATCGTATCATCAACACTCAGATCCACAGACCCACCTAGCGCCCCACAAAGTATCATGTTCGCTACGGAAACGGCACCTTCAGTGGCACAGGCGTGAAGCGAGAAGTGGTCTACGCCAGTTGCCGAATAGGTTAGCGCAGCACCAGTACAGAACGCCGTAGCGGATGACGCTGAAGTACCCGTCATTACCGAAGGGCTTGCTGTGGAAGCATCCCCAAAGGTGAGAAGTTCGTTTTCGTAGTTCCCACCACTTACTATGTTTGCGATAGACCCCACCCCACCACTGGTTGGCTCTGCGGTATGCAACGCCATGTATATCTCAGTGCCTGCTAGGCCTAACGCTGTTGTGGCTCCTATATGATCTAGGAGCGCCTTTGCAAGAAACTCGTTTGTTCCAACGGTCATTAGTCTTCCCTAACTTTTAGTGCGCCAGTACCGAAGGCTATCTCCTCCTCTGCCGCCATGGTTCTATTTATGTCAAGTGCTTCCCAGTACAGCAGATTGCCACCTGAAGAAGCGTCCCAAACTCCAATGCCAACGACAGTTTCGTCAGCAGTGTATCCCACTGCCGTTGTCCACGAGATCGTGCGGATGTTATCGACGAACCTCAGGTTCCCGTCTGACTTTTTTCCAGACCAGTATGGCTCTGAGGCATCAAATGCCTGGTGCACCTGAACTCGGCTGGCATCCCACTCGTCACCGTCCAGGCTATCGCCCGTAGGGTTCGTAACAAACAAGTTCACATACGTAGCAGAGGCTCCTGTGACGGTCGTACCCAGCAGGATAGATAAACACCTGTCCGACTGGTAGTACGTCTTTCCCGCCACAGAAGCCTCCGTAAATCAACTGGCCTATGCCGTGGCGATTGCGTCCAGGATTGCTCCGCCAGCACAACAAGGAATGACTACGATCTTTTTCGGGTCCATGCGAACGGCACCGACACTGAAGTCATGGAAGCACTGGAGTGCGTAACCACGCTCAGGGATCTCGTCGAATCGAACAGTCATTTCGTCACCCACGCCAAGAACAATAGCGTCCTCAGTGTAGACGTAAGCGTAACGACCACCTGTGTTGGGAGCAGCCTCCGTGCCAGCGGTGTCGAAGATTCCGTCAGCCTCAATCGAGTGGATGACTTCTTCTTTGACAATCTGGTTGCAGACCCGGAACTCAATGCCCATGAATGTGGTTGGTTGACCGTACACCAATGGCTGGAGTGCGTTGTAGTCGGCACTCGTGTATTGCAACGTAGCCATCAGTTCTCCGACTTGCTCTGGGTGAAGCGCACAGTAAATACGCTGTCCCTGCCAAGCACCGTTACTCTGGAGGACTTCCAACGCAACAAGTAGTTTCTTGACGTGCATGCCAAGTTGGGCACCACCAGCCTCGAATGTCTTGTCTAGAGCCGTAACCGAAGCGTTGACTATCTGTTGACAGCCGCCTTCACTGGTCGTAGATCCGTAGAGGGCACCCCAGCCACCACCAATGGTATCGGCAATCGCATTGCCGGATGCGGTAGTAATGTCAGTGCACACGGAGGATTCCACGCCTGCGTTATATCCAGCGCCGTCAGAGACTGTGAGGCTATCCCCGTAAGCCGCCCCAGTATCCTTTCGGAAACCTTGGAGTGTAGCCCTGCGAACTCTCGCATCGGCACTATCAAGCACAGTGCCGTCAAGTGTAACGTCACCGATCATAGCAGCCAGGATTACGTCGTCCTTTTTGCGGTTGAACGCCGCTGCGACGTTCATTGCATACAGGCCATCCGGCGCAATCGCACGCATAAGCGCACGCTCGTCACGAGGATCGAAGAGTTCTGCGAACTCATGAAACTCTGGAGTCAACTGTCTGCGCTCGTTACCAGTCTCTGAGTAGTTCTTGTCGCCCGTACCCATGCCGAACTGTTGACCACGATCTCGCTGGGTGAGTGAGACAGCAGTGTAAGAGTCAAGCATGAGCGGATCGCCACGCAAGACTTCCTGTTGCGAACAAGTATCCGACAACACAGAGTTCAAAGTCTGCGCCTTCAGTCGAATCATGTCCGCATAGGCGGTTTTGAAAAGTTTGACATAGTTGGCGTCAATCGATGACGTACTGGTGTCACCGGGCCAACTGCTGCCAAATGATGGATATGCCATAAAGACATCCCTTCGGAGTAAAAGTTATCGTACTTTTATCGGAAGGTTATCCAGACACCTGGGCCGCCCTTGGCAACTACGCTTGCCCCGCTCGCTGGTCTTTCCCAGTGTCAGTCCGGCCCGTAGGTTATCGAACGCTATGTAGTCTAGACTGAGACCTACTCCATGTCAAGCCTTCTTCTTATCTTCTGACGGTTTCGGCTTGACTACTTTTATCGAGCACTTCCCAGAGAGATTGATCAGCCTGGAGGTTGGTTGTGTTGGCTTAGGGTCTTCCTTACTCATTGCCGACACCTGAAATATCTATACCAGCCAGAGGGTTCTCCCTCAGCCTGGGGTCAGACACTCCGTTGTACCCACGCTTGAGTAGCGAGGTGAACTTGGTGTAATACTCAGCCTTGATCTTCTCGTGTTCGGGATCTCTACGGTCAGTAAACGCCGGTGACTTCATGATCTCCCTACAACGGATTGCAATACCCATATCGTCGTCTTGTTCCACTTTCTCTCCTGACATTTCTTCCGGTGTACTACCGTCCATCATTAGCCCACCGATCACACTGAATAGTTCGTGAGCGGCCTCGTCCCTCAAATCAACTCCACCTAGGGAGTCCGCAAGAACCTCGCTATGCTCAGATAGTGCTTCAATGGCACCCTTTGCAGCCTCCAATGACGCATCATAGTGTTCTCCATAACGCTCCCTTGTCCTCTGGAGGGCGTCCTCCATAGAGCCAGACATGGTCTGCTGCGCCTCCTGTTGGGCGGCAGCAAGAGACGACCACTGGTCCTGAGTCAAGTTTGCGCTGTGTGCGGCTCCCCTGGCCTCGCTTGCCCAGTCCTCTAGACCATCGGGTACCTTGTATCCCTCTGGGGAATCTGGCGTACCCAGCCTCTGGAAAAACTCACGATGCTCATCCTTGCTCGCTTCTGGTGCAGGTATCCTTGTCGCATCCCCCATGTTGCGTTGAAGTTCCTGATAACTCCTTGCAAGACTCTCTACGTCACTGAACTTGCCCAGGATAGATTCCCTACCGCTAAAGTCCTCCGATAGTTGTTCTTCAAGACTCATTAGACTTCTTCTCCTTTGCCGCCTCAATCATGGCGGTAATCTTCCAGTATGCTGCACGCATACCTTGCCTTTTAGCCATGCCAGTCACATCTATAGGAACACGCTTGCGCTCCCCTAATGCGTCAAAGGCCTTATTCATGACCTCCTCTGGCTCCAGGGTGTCCTTCACCCCGAACATAACCTCCATGTGCCGAAGCACCCGTGCCCCGCTGGGGGTCTCGAAAACCGCTAGGTAGTTTTCTCCTAGATCACTCAACTAACTCTCGCCTCCTTGGACTTTGTGGTGCGGCTCCCTGGTCAATCTGTTGTGCTTGTTGTTGTTGGTCGAGTGCTCTCTGCTGTGCCTCTTTCTCGGCACGAGCCTTCCTTATCTCGTCGATCTCATCCTGAGTACGGAAGATTGAAGACGGGACGTCACTCATTTGGCTATCGAAGACACGCAGCCTGTCTGGATCAATATCCTCCATGTATGCTGGGTCTTGGGTCGCCTGGAACAACTGAATCCTGCGCTCCATGAACGCCATGACCCGCTGTGCAGACTCTTGTTTTTGAGCAGAGAAGAAGGGGGAAGCGAACTTGACTATGGCCTGTACCTCACCACCCATGAGGTCGGCAACCTCTTGCGCCTCAGGCAAGTCTTTATTCCTAGCCATGATCCCAATAACAGACTGGATCATAGGTCCAAGGAACTCGCTATTGATTGTATCGGCTGCTGCCGCCAATCTCTGAAGGCTTCTCGCCTGTCTTTGCCGACTTTCTTCTGCCGATCTAGGTTGACTGGCAGGCTCTGCAAGTACGTCACTCAAGAACGCCTGCCTGATCTGGTCCCGGTCGTCCCTGGCAATCTTATCAGCAGCAGCGTAATCAGCCCCTGATCGCAGGTAGTTGGGGGTAAGTTTGACAGGGGGTCTGGTTACAAGGAGACCGCCGTTTGCAATATCCATGTCAACCATACTATCGTCCTCAACCATGAGGGGCGGGTTCAGATCCTTACCTGCGGCCATTAGTATTTGCCTGCGAAGTTCACTTAGCCCCTTGGCGTCAGCACGTGCTAGGTGTCCACGGCCTCTCCCATACTCCTCGCCGTCTACACGGTGTAGCCTGCTAACTACATACGGCGCAACGTCATACCCGTCCTCTTTTATCATGACGCCACCCTTGGTTATGTAGACGCTCCTGTAGTTCTTGTTCGTAGCAGAGGGAAGCCCACCAAACAACTTGTTCTCGTTCTCATAGCAGAACTGGTAGTACGTTATCATTTCCATTGGCTTCTTCTGTGCCAACGCACGGGCAGCCTCGGCACCAGCGTCATCAAAGTATCTGGTCGCATCAATCGCTGGCATGTCATACTCACGAACCACCATTATGATTCGACCGCCTTTGCCTTGCGTCCACCACATCCTACCAATAGGTACAGACTCGAAAACTATACCTCCACGGTGGTGCAAGTTCATACGGTCCTCTTCAACCAGGATCGTGCTGTTGCCCAAAACGAGGAGATCCCTCAAAGCAGAGGTGACCTCATTGTAAAAGTTGCTCTCTGCTAGTCGAGCGAGTACACGCTGCGCCGTTATGTCCAAGGCAACCTTTACTGCCTCCTCGGCAGCATATTCAAACGGAGGAGTCAGCCTTAGCCAGTCTTGCGAAGGAGGTAGCAGGGAACCCTTCATGAAGTTCACCAGTTGGTCTGCCGCTATCATAGCCGTAGAATCAAACACCGGCTTTACACGGCGTGACCCCGCTGACTTCTTCGTTGTAATGTCCCCCCGGAATGGCATCATGTAGTTTGATATGTCTTGCCACGCTGGATCGTGGTTTGCTCTCCTAGACTTCATTACCGCAAGCCTAGCCATTAGTTCTTGAGCCTCTGTCACAGTCTACCCCCCAAAGAAATCCTCTTCCGGCATCCTAAGTCGTCTTAGCGCACGACGTGGACCGCCGGAGGGCTTTGCCAAATGAACCATCATTAGTGCTTTGTGCAGGGCGTCAATACAATGATCGTCCTGCCTGGGTACTATCTTACCCCCTTTATGACGGTAGCGCCTCATCTCCTTTAGTGTTTCCTGTGTACCTAGAGCCATGAATAGCATCTGACCCTGGTTCATTAAGTCAAGCGCCTTCTCTATTATATTCATTATCGCTCTGGTCTTTGTGCCAGTCATGGGGTCTATCATGTGGGAAGCCTCCGAAAGAACATTTATGCCCATGTTCCTCAACTGAGACACAACCGTACCGCTGCTGCTCTGCCTCATAGCATCGTGAGGCCACGCAACTGGTATCTCATTACCACCCATTCCCGCAAGCCTGCTTGCGAAGTCGCCAACGCTTATAGCCTCCGCTTTGAAGTCCTGCACAACGTAGTGTATACCGGACTGGGTGTCTACGCTCAACTTCACTGCCGCCCACTTGCCAACGGTGTGCGCTAGGTCTATGCCTATGATCTGCTTGTGGTACGACTTTGCTAGGAAGTCCTCACATGTTACCAGGGATTGAGGCACGTTGTAAATGAGTCCCTGGCTGGCTACTGGACGACCCCATAGGCGAGCCTCGGCAAATGGGTTGTTCTCGTACTTCTTTATCAAGTGCTCCCGCTGCTTCTCGTCCATGTGCGTAGCCTTGTTGATGTCGTAGTTGAGCAGTTTCCTTATATCCCCGTCTGCACACTCAAACATCAAGTACAACTCAGTCTCACCACGCAGTGGCGTCATGGCAATGTCCACATAGCCACCTGTGGCGTTTGTACGAGCAGACAGTTCTTCGTACACCATCATTTCTGGTTCCTCGTCGATGGCTACAAGGTCAAGCGAGTATCCCTGGAGTCTCCTCCAACCCGTGGAGTACGAAAACACATACGCCTTACTGTACCCGTCAAACTCCCCGGCACCGTCGTAGTGCTTCACTCGGAAGTAGTCTATCTGGTTGGCTACGCCACCCGTCATTTTAGTTATGTCAGAGTCCGGATCGAATGAGCCAGCAGGGAGGTAGCCTGCACCCCTGTCCTCTGGCGGCCCAAGAAGCCGGTTCGCCAACAGATCCCTGGTAGATTGAGCCGTCTCACCACCTAGAGCAGCAGAGATCGGACCCTCGAAGCGAACACCCGTATACCAGGAGGGGTATATCCCAGTCATGTGATAGGTGAACTTCATCATGAGGGCGGTAGACTTACCCGCTTGGTTTGCGCCCGTTAGCATAGTCTCCTTGCTATGGGCGTTGATGAAGTCCCGCTGCCTATCATTTGCAGATATGCTAGACAGTAGGTCGGAATCCTTACGCTTGGCAAGTTCCTGCTCTATCTCTATCAGTCGTAGTATGCCTTCTTTATCAGCCATCCTGGCTGCTGCCTGGGTCAGAGTCGCCACCCGTGATTCGCTCCTGCCTCATATCCTTAAGCATTCGTAGTAGTTCCCCCTCAGTCTTATGGGACAACTCAACCACACGCTCCTCAACAATAGTCTCCTTGGGTAGCATTTGAGGAAGGATAGACCTGCCGAAAAACATAAGAATGCGGTCACCATCTGGAGTACCCGGCTCCGCAAGGTGCGCCATCTCGGCTAGTTTCTCCCATAGGCCAGCCTCATGAAGCATGTTCATGAAGTTCTGCTTTACCTCCGAAGGCGTCTGCCAAACCACACTTGGGCAGGGGAGCGCAGGGTCGTCAGCGTTCTCCCGTGTCGTCTGCCAGATCGCTCGAAAGTCGTCGTCTGTCTTGCTTGCCGCCAATGCCAACTCGTATGGGACTCCAGCCACCTCGCAAGCCTCCTTGAATGTCCCACCATTATTAGCGCACTCCTGCATCTTGTTCTTCACGCCAAGGCGTATCATCATATCATCGAAGGAGCCTTTTCGACTCCTACCTACTTTTGGCGAAGGTGGTTCGCTCAATGGGCCGTCCTTCCTGGTAACGGGGTACTCATGTTCGAGTGCGAACGCTGCGAAGAAGTATTCAAGTTCGCCCCCATAACAGTAACCGGGGAACGAGTCATCTACTTCTTGTGCCCCCTCTGCGACTACGAACTAAAACGTATCACCGACGATTTTATCGGAAATCCCCGAGAAGAAAAGAATCAAATGATCTGCGGTCATAAGTATACATATATTCGTATCTTATGACTACCCCTGAGATTCCGTTGACATTCTCAATCCATTCTGTATGGTCTTAGTTGGGACGGGTGAGACTTTCCTCCTCGGGTTATCCAACCCACCCGGCTTCAACCAGGGTTCGACCAAGGTCTCCCCGTCCCCACCTTTTCGCTGAAACCCTTTTTGAGAGGAGAACTGCCGTGCAGTTCAACAACGTATTTCTATCTGGGAACATCACTTTCGACCCAGAACTCACCACGACAAAGTCCGGGCAGGATGTCGTCAACTTCCGTATCGCCAACAACCAGGGGAAGGGCGATTCCCAAACCACGAACTTCATGAACGTGTCAGCGTGGGGCGCTGCTGGAGCAGCCGTTGATCGGTGGTGCAGCAAGGGCGACCTTGTACTGGTGTCCGGTCGGATTCGCACAGACTCGTACGAGGGGAACGATGGAGTCAAGCGCAACAAGTGCTGGATCGACTCGAACAACGTCCAGTTCATCAAGGTCAAGAGTTTCCTTGAGAGCGGTGGCGTGACGAAGGAAGATGCCGAAGCAGTCTTTGAAACGTCCACCAAGCAGCCCCAGGAGGAGCAGACTCCCTTCTAGTCTAACTTTTTTCAATCTGGCGGGGCTTCCCTCAGGGGTGGTCCCGCCACTTTATGTCAGGTGCCATATTGGAAATATCATCGGAACTACTCGAATACCTAGACGAACTTGGGGAACAAACCCCGGTGACTCGCCATCACATATTGAAATACATGCCAACTGTCCATGAGGTGCGTAGCGTTGTGCCAGCGGTCATGTCCACAGCCGAACTGAAGTGGGCGATAGACCATGCAGAGTATCAAGGCATGGACGACTTCCCTGAGACACGCATAAGGTTCATGCTATACGTAAACCATTACGTGCGTGTCAGGACTGACCCAGGATTCCTTCGGTCAGAGTCTGCCATAGCACACCGACAGTTGGGGCACCCGTACAATCGCCTACTAGCAGAAGAAGTGCGGGATATGGAGTATGCCGCTGAATCAATCAAGGACAACCCGTCCTCAATCATAACTGCCGACTTCCTCGTGTGGTACGAGCGGGTGAAAGACACGCCATTCAGGATAGGGCCAGACGGACTACCCATAGTTGGCTGGTGCAATAAGCGAAGAAGGTGGCACTCCACATACTACCCAACAGACGATAAGGATCTCGCCTACACGAAAACACCCGCACTCATTCACGCCAGGGAGCAGTTCCGACTAGATTACCTATCAATAATGAGCGAGGGGTAGAATACAGCGTGTCAGGACCAGGAGCGTACACCCATAAGGGGGATATAGTAATGCACAATGTAGTGCTTAGGATTCACGAAGACAAGGACACCGTGTCCATACAGTTGTTTCACGCCCACACAAGCGAACCGTACGGGGAGTTACAAATACCCAAGGAGCATGTAGGCACACTTGTGGGGCTACTCCAGCCACACGTGGTTAGGAAAGATCCACTTGAAGAATGATTTGCTAGACGATCTGTTCGATGGGGCAGAAGTAATCAACATAAGAGCGTTCGGAGGAAGATGGTCGGGTAGTCAGAACCACAAGTTCACTGACCAGGATGCTATCGAACGGGACGTGCAAACGGCACTAGACAATGGCAGCAACGCTGGATTTGGTGTTGCAGTCAGAAGAGACATCGACGGTGGAGGGGGAGCCAGCAATCTCCTGTACTCCCGTGCACTCTGGGTGGACATTGATGACCCCGGAATAAGCGACGAGGTTGTATTACAACGAGCCGAGGCTAGTGGCTACCCCAGGCCAAACTACACTGTGGTGACTGGCGGGGGAGTACACTTGTACTGGATACTAAAGACCCCAACGCCACTGAACACGCCATTCCACCGCAAGAACTTTTCAGGACGGCTGCGCCTGCTTGCGGAGGCATTCGAGGGGGACGCACAGTGTGCGGAACCCGCACGAATAATGAGGATGCCCGGTACTCCAAATATGAAACCGGAATACAACGAGGGAGTACGACCGGAGTGCCATATCTCCAGGTGCTGGGCAGGCGGCGACCACCTACTTAGCGCATTCCCCGGTATTGCAACCGAACGAGTTATTGAGGGCGGCAGAAACAACGCCATGTTCCTGGAGGCCGTAAGACAAAGAGGGCTGGGCATACCAGAGGATGCTGCGTACGCTGCCGTATGGGCGCTAAACGAAACGGCTTGCCAACCACCACTAGAGGACCACGAGATACAAACTACCGTTCGCTCTGCATACTCACGGCAGGAGACGGTAGACCGTCAGGAACAAACGGACGAGAGTGAAGGCAGTGGGGAACTGCCTGAGGCCATTGAACGAGAGATTGCCATTGACTTTATCAGGGAACGTGGCGACTCCTTGAGATACGAACCGGGCATGGGTTGGATGTGCTACAACGGCAAGTTCTGGGAGAGGGACGAAGCACGGGCGCTGAATATGATCGGCACCTACATGAATGATCTGCGGTTGCGTGCAAGGGACGCAGGGGACGAACGCCTACTCAGGCTATGCTCCAGAAGCCTGACGTACAGGAAGATCAAGGACATGCTGTCACTGGCTGGCACGGTCCCAGAATGCTGGATTGCCTCTGACGACTTCGACAAGGACGGCATGAAGGTCAACTTCCAAAACTGCACGGTTACCTACGCCGAAGATGGGCGACGAACAGTCGGCATGCACGACCGTGAAGACTACCTGACCAACGCCCTGCCGTCCGACTACTCCACGGAGTCAGAAGACCCAATCATGTTCCTCAGGTTCCTCGACCAGATATTCGACGGGGACGACGAACTCGTCACCTACCTGCAAAAGAGACTTGGCTCATGCCTCCTTGGGGGTGTGGGCGATAGCAAGGCGTTGATAATGTATGGGGACGGCGCAAACGGCAAGACGGTGTTGGCAGGCATCTTACAGGAATGCCTGGGGGAATACTGCTATCCAGTTCCTGGTTCCACCCTGACCAGCGGTGATAGCGGGGAGACGAAGGTTGCCAGCCTGCAAGGTAAGCGTATGGGACTCGTACATGAGTTTGGTAGTTCAACCCAACTGAACGACGAACGCTTCAAGATGCTCACAGGTGGTGAGGCACTGATAAGTGGCAGACATCTTTATGGCAGGCACTTCTCCTTTAGGCCTGTCACCTCCTTTGTGATCATGTCCAACTATCTACCTAGCGTAAACGACATGACACATGGACTGTGGAGACGCATGGCGCTCATACACTTCCCCGTGGTTATTCCTGAGCATGAGCAGGACAGGGGGCTTATGCGCCGTATCGTAGACAAGGAGGCAGACGGCATAGTCAAGTGGCTGGCCGAGGGTACCACTGGATACCTATCCGAAGGCCTGGAGGAACCGGAGAGTTGCCGTGTTGCGCTGCAAGAGTACAAGGAGGGGGAGGACGTACTAACGACTTTCCTGGAAGAGAAGTACGAGCCATTCACAGAGGGCAGGGTTCCACTGAACGATGTCTTCCTGGAGTTCAACAAGTGGTTGAAGAACCAGGGGTGTGGTGGTGCTTACAGCAAGGTGAACTTTGGCAGGCTGTGCCACGGTCGTATGATAGGTGGTGTGGGTGATTCTGGCAAACGGGTACGTGTGGAGAAGAAGAAGATCGGTGGAGTCGTCTACCTTGCTAACCTAGCGAACAAGGTGTCAGAGGTTAGTTGGGCGTGACCTCTCCTTCGGCATGGCGTAGTGCGGCAACTTCTTCACCGAGACCAGGGTTCCCGTGGGGATTGATAGAACTGCGCCAACGGTGTCATCCTCCGGGGAATAGCAGGACGTCATTACAAGGCATTCTTTGGAGCGTGAGAGGAGCCAGCCTACAGAGATAAACAACTGCGGGTGAGTCTTCTCCGCTTCAGAGACCTTCAGCCAGTCGTCCTTGCTTATAATATCCTTCCACTTGACGAGGACGAGTGGGCGCTGTACCCTAGCCACTATCATCTCCATTCATAGGGTGCTTCCGTAGGGCTGCGGAGGCACCCTCTTTTATTACCCGGTGTGTTGGTGTACTGTCTCCAGGGAAAGGGGATAGGCCCATGGCAAAAACCGCAGCGGGGAACGTGGATCTAAAGCAGCACTTTGATAGGGGGAGCATTCAGATACCTTCGACCCCACCGGAGTGTGTGATTATTATCGACACAAGAGAGCAGAAGCCATATAGGTTCAAGATCCCCACCATTCAAAAAGGCCTGCACACAGGGGATTATAGCGTAAGAAACTTCGAGGACGATATGACAGTTGAGCGAAAGTCCCTACCTGACCTTGTGAAGTGCGTAGGTAGGGATAGGGATCGGTTTATGGATCAGATGAACAGGCTGAAGGCCTACAGGAACAGGATGCTCATGATTGAGTGTTCCTGGCAGGAGATCGAGGAGGGTGGCTGGCGTGCACGATCCGTCCACCCTAACATGGTGCTGGGGACGCTGTGCTCGATTGCAAGCATGGGGGTGCCATTCGTCGTGGCGGGGGATCGGAAGCGAGCAGCGGCGCTCACAGAGCGATTCCTGGTCGGCTGTCACAAGCGGGAGTGGGCGTACATGCGGCGACGACTCCTCGACCGGTCGTGATAGCAGGACGAACTAGGACGCATTTCTCAAGAAGTTCCTTTACCAGAAGCGCACAGCACTCAGAATATATACTTCTTTTCAGAAAAAGGGTCATGAAGCGTCCTGGTAGCCGTAAGTCCTTGTGGCTACTGGGGTTACAGCAGGATAAGGACCAGGACGAACTAGGATAAGCAGGACGGAATGGGTGATCAAATGCAGAGTACCACGCAGAACATCATGGATCGGCTGGTGGCAGCCAACCCCGACGCACTAACCTTTGACGGAATGGGCGATGCGCTCGTTGGAATCGGAGGTTCCTTCAATAGCGTCCTGGCAATCTATGACAGATCA